CCATTTAAATTTGATAAGTATGATGAGAAAGCGACAAACCCAAAAGGTGATTTAGAGGAAGATAAATTAAATAAAATTTTAATAGATTACCAAGCCGAAGAATATAGAATTGATATATACCCTTTTAATTCTGACACCTACTTAGGATATTTAGGAAAAGAAAGTTTTGGAAAAGAAAATTTTAAGTTTAATGGTATTTTAAAAGTAAATAGTTCTCAGGGGTTTGTTTGCTCACCAATAAATTCTAAATCTTGGGTAAAATCTAATGCTAGCACCACAGATTTTTTTACAAATACAATTAAAATATCGGGTAACACTACTTCCATATTAAATACACCATATTTTCACAATCAACTTTATTCTGATTTTAATAAATCAATTTTAAAGGGTAGATACGCTGGTTCTGCTTATTTACTTTTAAATTCATTACCTTTTATTGATTTAGACGAACAAATAACATTTGATGGACAATCTATATTAACGTCTTCTTTATTTAGAGAAGTATCGTCCACACATTTTATCCCATATCATCTTTTATTGAAATGGGGTTCAATTTATCACAGATACAAAACACATTTAATTGACGGATATGACATTTTAAATGGGTGTATTAATCCAAGTTATATCACAAACCCAATAACAGGAAAAACTCTATTTGATAACAACGGAGCACTAATTACTTATACCTCAGCAAATGCTAGTAGTACTGGAACAACAGTAACAGTACCAAGTACTATTGGGTTACAATCGGGGATGACGGTTACCGTTATTGCGGGTACCGGACAAACAGCACCCAATACTTTTATAACAAGTGTTTTAAATTCAACAGGATTTACAATTTCACAAACACCATTAACAGGTTTAACAGGTGCAACAATATTCGCGGTATACGATGAATATGTTACATTTGATATTGTACCCAAAATATCAACCACCTCTGGTTCAACTACCGGAGTTACTTACACGGGTTTCACAAACGTTGGGATAAAACCATTTTACCAAGCACTGTATAGTCAAATTGTAAATGACTATACCACATACGACACATCCCTTGGAAATGTATCATATTCTGCAACAACCCAAAATGGAAAATTGTTACATAGAGTTAGAAGTAAAAGTGGTATGAATTATTGGGATGTTGTTATGGATAATTCAAAATACATAACTTCAGACAAAAATTATACACTATTACCTTCTTTAGGGGGTCACGATTACGCAAGTATTTCAAACAATAACTCATACACATTGGCCGAAGAATTGAGTTTTAAAACTATTTGGTATCAAAATGATACATTATCAACTAGTTTTAGTGGACAAACATTCCCAAGTCCATATGATTATTTTAGAAGTACAGGTAACACATTTACACTAACGTCAAACTATAAAAAAGCATTAGATTTAATTGGTACATTTAGTCCACAAATATTAGAATATTTTGAAAGTTTCTTTTTAGATTTTGCTAGTGAAAAAATTAACGAAGAAATACCATATATTATTTTTAGAAATGTTAGTTATCCTAAATTTCAAGATTTATTAAAAAAGATTTCCGTTGTTGAGAAAAAAGACACTGATAGTAATGATATTGATATATTGATAAATTTAATATTAAAAGAAAGACAAAAGAGTAACGCGGAATCGATTACAACCGATTTGTTAGATTCAAATAATTTAATAAAATTTACTTTGGCTAACCCAAAAGAAATTGATGCATATTCATTTTACGGATTTGCGAAGATTAATGATTTATCAACCTATAGTTCCGCACCTTTCAGTGCCGTCGATTTAACAGCAACAAATTTAAACTTTATAAAATTATATATAGGTGAAGATATTGACAGTTATTATGTGAATTTCTTTAGTACAATGGACATAAAATTGACAGAAGATAACATAAAAAGACACAGACCTATGGTACAGATTTATGCTGGTTATAGGAAAAACGGTGGAACCAATACTAAAGCTGCTTTTAGAACATACTTAAAAGATTCTATATTATTGAAAAATAATGACGGAAAACTTTTACCAAATGGTGCTGAAGCTAGATTAGCATCTTTTATGAATCAATTACTACCACAATTATCAACTCTAAAAAGTAATAGTGCCGGAAATCCCGCCGCTAGTATTGATATGTTTAGGGGGTATAATACAACACAAACAAAATTAGAATTATACAACACCATGAAATCATTTAATGATAAATGGACTGCGGGTAATTCTATTGGACAAAGATTGTTATTGGAAGAATTTTTATTTTTAGATAAAGCAAATAGAGATATCGGAGATAAATTTTATTTAAACATAGATAAATTTATACCTCTTTTAGATGTTCGAAATTCTACACTACCTTTATATAATGCAATTTCTATGATTATACAAGGAACAGGTCTCGATATGAGAGCATTACCCGCGTATATAAATTTTTATGGTAATAATCTAACCAATAAAAATAGAGTAATACCATCTAAAAAAGTTGCATCTACACTGTTCGGAACATTTTTAGAAGTGGATTACCAAGAAGCAACACCAAAAGTTATTATACAGTTAGTTGGACAATCATCAAAAAGGATTGACATGTCAAATAGTAAAGCGTATAAATTTGTTGATGATAGTTTTTACATTGGTAGTCAAACAAATAACCCATTACTAATAACATCATTGGAAAGTTTTTCAGAAAACGACCTTTCTAAATCAAACAGAGTGGTTGCGTTTGAAGTTAGTTTTGGGGACCAAAACCAAGGTATTTTTAAGGGAGTTACCTTAGACCAATCAAGTTTGAAAAACTCATCAGAATCATTCCAAGTTTTAGAAAATTTATCAAGGTCGGCTTCGGGTGCTGGTGTACACAATGTTGATGTCAGTTTATTTGATTATTATAAACAAGCGTCGTACAAATGTGGAGTAAGTGCTATGGGAAATGTTATGATACAACCAACCATGTTCTTCTATTTAAAAAACATTCCAATGTTTAGAGGTTCATATTGGATTACTGAAGTTACACATAGTATAAAGTCAAATACAATTTCAACTAATTTTTCTGGAACAAGGATACCATATACCTCACTACCCGACCCTAGAGATTCTTTTGTCGCCAGTTACAGAGTTTTATTTGATAAGATTCAAGCTAAAGCAATTGCAAAAATTAAACAACGAGAAGCGAGTAAAACTGACACACAAGAAACTGTGACATATCAAGGAATACCATACATCACAGATAGACAAAATAAAAAAATTACAGGAGAAACAATTGTTTCGGATGTTGGTGTAACTAGATTTGGAGTTCCATTTAATGGATACAACGAAACACGACTAATTCAAAAAATTAAAAACAATAATGAAGAATGGTTTAGAACTGTTGTCGCAAAAATGGGTGGAGAAAAATACCCAATAGATGATACACAAGGATTTAACATCGCTAACGGAATTTCTTGGTCAGACGTTAAATCATCAAATTATAGATTCTATAATGTGTATTTTCAATTATCTAAATCTGTAACTATAGATATAATAAAAACCGCTAAAACAACATTTAAAAACCCAAACAATAATAAAACACTGACTATTAACCCTAATTATCAATTAGATAAAAACGTTGGTCAAATAGTTGTAGAAGGACCAATTGGTGTTGGACCATCAGAATCATTCCAAGTTTTAGAAAATTTATCAAGGTCGGCAAATTCATCTTCTGCCACTATTGGTATGGGTATGTCACCAAAACTCATGTCTGAATTAGGATTATATGATGGGGATGTGGTATATTTCAAAATGGATTAATTTTTTAAGTTTTCCACTTTTTTAGATATTTATTAAAGAAAATACCATGAACAACGAAAAATTGAATAAAACTTTGGATAACTACATGGAAAATCCGAAACAAGTAAAATCTATTTCAAGAGATGGAATGGAAAAAGAAGAATGCGACCTCCAAACTGGTGAATGTTATGTAATCAGGTCTAAAGATGGTATAGTCGAAAGAATAAATAAAAAATTCATAACCGAAGACGGTAGACAATTATTACAAGATTAACCATGAAAAAATTAGAAAAATCATTATTAGAAGAAGTCGCAAGATATAAAGCGATTAATAAGTATACAACAAAATTAATGGAGCAAGCGGAAGTTCCACCCGCGGACCCAGGTATACCACCCGCAGATGCGGGATTACCACCAGCGGACCCCGCCGCGGGAGCACCTCCGGCAGATGCGGGAATACCACCGACTGACTCTGCTGCAGGAGCACCACCAGCGGGTTCTGAAGAGACGGAAGAAATTGATATCACTGATTTGGTTAACATGACCAAATCTATTAAAAAAGATTTAGACAACACCAAATCAAACAATAGTGATGTCGTTGGTAAAATGGATACCGTATTTAGTAAGTTAACAGATTTAGAACAAAAACTTTCTCAGATGGATGCCGTTTTAAATAAGATTGACGAATTAGGTAGTAAGGTTGAAAAAATGAAAGATAAGACCCCACAAGAAAAATTAGAATTACGTTCTTTAGATTCTTATCCATTTAACTTGAACCCACAAGAATTCTTCGCTCAAAAACAATCGGAAATGCAACAGAGTGGAAAAAATGAATACGTTTTAACCAAACAAGACATAGACAATTACTCTAACGATATGATAAAAGACAGTTTTAATCCTGAAGAAGAAAATGAATTTGAATTCTAAAGTAAACCTATTTTTAGGTATCCACGCACAATTAAAAGTATTTCATTGGCAAACAAAGGGGTATTCTAGGCACAACGCTTTTGCTCAGACAAGAGACGAACTTGAAAACCTAATGGACAGTTTTGTAGAAGAAGCGATGGGTAAGTATGGTAGGTTTGTTTTGGATGAAGAAACCAAAAACTTTGAATTGATTAATATGTCGGACATGAAACCAACAGATATGGCTGAAACCATCTGTCAAGCGTTAATACAATTTACCGAAGAGTTAGACCCCGTAGATACTAATTTATTGAACATTCGTGACGAAATGTTAGGTTTATTCCAAAAATTGAAGTATCTTTTAACTCTTGAGTAATCCCAAAAAGAAATTTTGAAAAAAAGAGAGTCAGATTTTGTAATCTGACTTTTTTTGTTTATACTTTACATAGAAATACATTTCTAACTTTTAAAAACAAATAATATGTCAACAATCGAAGCAGTACTAGCACAGTACGAAAAAAACAAACAAGCCGCGAGCGGCAACAGTAACAAGGTTTCTCAAGAGGAGAGAATGAAGAAGTATTTTACCACCGTTTTACCTAAGGGTACACGAAGTGGTGAAAAAAGAATTCGTATCCTACCATCCAAAGATGGGGGTTCACCATTTGTTGAAGTCTACTTTCATGAAGTACAGGTAGATGGTAATTGGGTAAAACTTTATGACCCTAAACAAGAGGGTAAACGTTCACCATTAAACGAAGTCTATGAAGGTCTTATGATGACTGGTGATGAACAGGATAAAGTCTTAGCAAGACAATATCGTTCTCGTAAGTTTTACATTGTAAAAGTCATTGATAGAGAAAACGAACAAGATGGTGTGAAATTTTGGAGATTTAAACACAACACCAAAAACGAAGGTGTTTTAGATAAAATTTTCCCATTATTTAAAAATAAAGGTGATATTACCGACCCATCTAAAGGTAGAGATTTAATTATCAATTTAAACCTAAGTAAAGCCGGTAATGGTAGAGAGTACACAACAATCACGTCAATCATCCCTGAAGACCAATCATCACTACATACTGATAGTGAAGTTGGTAACACATGGTTGAATGATGAGTTAACTTGGTCTGACGTATACTCCAAAAAACCTGAAGATTATTTAGAAATGGTTGCCAAAGGAGAAGTTCCAAGATGGGACACAACAACAGGTAAGTATGTTTCAAATTCTACTGAAGAGTTTGAAATGTCCAAACCAACCACCCCAACTAAAACTTCTTCAGCTCCTGAATTTGACCCACAAGAAGATTCTGAAGGAGACGATGATTTACCATTCTAATTAAGATTGAGCATGGGCACTAACATAGACACTGTGTCCATGCTCTTCTTTTTTTAAAAACAAAATTTACATACATATACAATGGCAATCAAGAAAAAAGAATTCGATTACATATCAAAATTCTCAACTAAGACAAAATACAAAGACGAGAATTTTTATTATTGTGGTGAAGCGTTTAACAACGCATGTGGATTACCCGGACCTGTAATGGGTAACATAAACATGTTCCTTGGTCATACCAACTCTTCAAAAACTACAGCAATGATTTTAGCTGCGGTTGATGCTCAAAGGAAAGGTCATTTACCCGTACTTATCATTACCGAAAGAAAATGGAAATGGGAACACGCACTAGAATTGGGGTTTCAGGCAGAAAAAACTCCTGATGGAGAATGGGTTGGTGATTTTATATTCAATGATTCATTTGAATATATAGAACAAGCAACTGATTTTATGAATGAAATTATAGACCTTCATGAAAAAGGTGAAATTCCAAGACACATTTTATTCTGTTGGGATTCGGTTGGTTCTATACCTTGTAAGATGACTTTTGATGGTAAAGGAGGTAAACAACACAACGCAAGTGTACTTTCTGACAAAATTGGTATGGGTATTCATGCTAGAATTACAAAATCTAAAAAAGAAGACTACCCAACTAAAGAAAACCCATATTACCTAACAATGGTGGTTGTTAATCAACCATGGGTTGAATTACCTGATAATCCATTTGGTCAACCTGAAATTAAAGCAAAAGGTGGTGAAGCCCTGTGGTTAGCATCTGCATTAGTTTTCTTATTTGGTAATCAAAAGAAATCTGGTATTAATCACATTGACGCCGTTAAAGATGGTAGAAAAATTGCATATGCCGTTAGAACCAAAATCTCAATCCTTAAAAACCACGTTAATGGTTTAGGATATAAAGATGGTAAAGTTATTGTTGTTCACAACGGGTATATTTCAGATACTAAAGAGTCGCTTGAAACATATAAAAAAGAATATTCAAATTTTTGGAAAGAAAAATTGGGTGTTAGCGATTTTGATTTAGCGGAATCAACAACTTACGATTACGAAGAAGAAGATTAATTTTTGTTTAACCCTATAAGAGTGGTGATTAATGTCTAATGTATTATTGGTAGATGGTGACAATTTACTTACTATTGGTTTTTTTGGATTAAAGAATCACTTTTATAAGGGAGAGCATATTGGTGGGATATATCATTTCATAAACACCTTGAGACGAACAATTGAAATCCACCACTTGGATAAGATTGTGGTTTTTTGGGATGGTCAAGACGGCTCAACAAGTAGAAAAAAGTTCTACCACCAATATAAAGAAAATCGTAAATCAAGAATCAGAACTGAAGAAGAGATTCATTCATACGGTAGACAGAGGAATAGAATCAAACAGTATCTTGAAGAATTGTTTGTTAGACAAGGCGAATATGAATTTTGTGAAACTGACGACTCAATAGCTTATTACACACAAAATTCACCAAAAGAAAATAAAATAATATTTTCTTCCGATGGAGATTTAACTCAATTGGTTTCAGAAAACACAAGATTATTTAACCCATCTCACAGTAAAATATATCAACCAAACGATATGTTTGTTTATGACCACGAACAGATTCTAATTCAGAATATAAAGTTAGTTAAAATGATTTGTGGTGACCCTTCTGATAATATTGCTGGTATAAAAAATATGGGGGTAAGAAGACTTATCTCTATGGTACCTGAAATAAAAACTGAAGAAGTTTCAATAGATTTTATTTTAGAAAGATTTAACAATCTTTTTGAAGAGGACAAAGACAATAAATTGATTAAAAATCTTTTAACCGGTGTTACAAAATATGGGGTATTGGGTGAGGAGTTTTTTGATGTGAACAGTCGTATTGTCAGTTTAGAAAATCCATTTTTAACAGATGAGGCTAAACAATCTATAAATTCACTTATAAACGATTTGATTGACCCAGAAGGTCGTTCATATAAAAACACAATGAAGATGATGATGGAAGATGGAATTTTTCTACTCTTACCAAAATCAGATGACGCGTGGATAAAATTTTTAAATCCATTCCTAAGATTAACAAGAAAAGAAAAAAATAAAAAATTAATTAAAATCAGAAACAATGAGTAATCAAGAAGTAACAAAGTTCGAATTTCTTTTGACCCTGGAAAGAAACATTATTTGTCAACGTTTCTTTAACGTAAGGGAACATAACCCAAAGTCGCGACGTTCAATGGATTTACACTATTATGTCAAAAATATTTGTGATGATATTGGTAATGATTTGAAAACAAAAACTTTGGATTATCTACACGAAAATCGTGATTATTTTTACGGTTTAGAGGTTGCAGAAACCGATGAACAAAACGAAAAAGAGTATTTTTTGTTAGAAATTAAGATGGGTGACGATGTATTTATTCAAAGGATGTTTCCCGCAAATATCTTCCACCCTAAGGTAAGATACACGGTAGACATTCGTCCTTATTTGAAGCGATATTTGTCAGATTTGACAGACATATTGTCGTCTAAAAATTTGGAGACAACTTATTTAAATTATAAATTATAATAAATTAAAAAAACTATGTCAGAAAAAAATTTTGGATTTCTCGGAGCGTCATTTCAACAAACATTAATTAAGTCAATAATTGAAGATAAAAAATACGGGGAACAAATTATTGATGTAATCGAGAGCAAATATTTTGATAATAGTTCTTTTCGATTTATCACCGCACACATAAAAGAATATTACCAAAAATATGGTAATATACCTGATTATCAAAGTCTATCACAGACTATCATTTTAGAATTAGGTTCACAGGAAACTGCTAGAATACATTTAGACACAATTCACGATATCAAAGAAAACACCAAAGAAGACCCAATGGTAAGAGAGGAGGCTTTAAATTTTTGTAAACAACAAAATTTGAAGAAAGAACTTAAAATGGTCACTACTATTATTGAAAATGGTAAGTTCCAAGAATACCATAAAATAGAAGGGATTATTCAAAAAGCGTTACAAGTTGGATTGCCACCTGAAGAATGTATGGATGTTTTTCACAATATTGATGCTGCTTTAGAAAAAGACAACAGACAACCAATCCCAACAGGGATAGAAGGTTTAGACTCCGCTTTAAAAGGTGGGTTAGGCATTGGTGAATTGGGTGTTGTTTTAGCACCAACTGGTACAGGTAAAACAACGATATTATCTTTATTTGCTAACACGGCTTATTTACATGGATATAACGTTCTTCAAATTTTCTTTGAAGACAATCCCGATAATATTAAGAAGAAACATTATACTATATGGTCTGGTATTGCACCTGATGAACAACCGGAAAATAAAGATTTTGTAAAAGATAGAGTAACAGAAATACAATCACAAAGCAAAGGTTCATTAGATATATTAAAACTACCAAGTGATTCTGTTACCATTTCAGAAATAAAATCAAGACTTAGAAAAAGAATTTCTGAGGGTAAAAAAATAGACCTATTAGTCATTGATTATGTTGATTGTATCAGCCCCGAAAAATTACAATTTGGTGAGGAATGGAAAGGCGAAGGTTCCGTTATGAGAAGTTTGGAAGCGATGACAAGTGAATTTGGAATTGTTATTTGGACTGCCACTCAAGGTAACAGAGAATCAATTTCCTCTGAAGTTGTTAACAGTGACCAAATGGGTGGGTCAATTAAAAAAGCACAAATTGCTCACGTTATTTTATCCATCGGAAAAACAATCGAACAAAAAGAACACAATTTAGCCACCATGACTTTATTGAAATCAAGAATAGGTCGTGATGGTATCATTTGGCAAAACTGTAAATTTGACAACAGGCTTTTGGTAATTGATACAGAGTCTCAAACAACTTTACTTGGACACAAAGAAGAAAAACAAAAGAACAACTCCGACAGAATAAAGGATGCGTTCATGAAAAGACAGGAAGTTTTAAACCGTAACTAATAATATTATCACCATGACAGAGAAGATTTTGAAAGAAAATCCAGGACGTTTTGTCCTTTTTCCAATTGAACACCATGACATTTGGAAGTTTTACAAACAACAAGAAGCGTGTTTTTGGACCGCGGAAGAAATTGATTTAGCACAAGACATTTACGATTGGGAAAACAAACTAAATGAAGATGAACAACATTTTATAAAAAATGTGTTGGCGTTTTTTGCGGCATCCGACGGTATTGTGAATGAGAATATTGCAATGAATTTTGTAAACGCAGTTCAATACACTGAAGCAAAAATGTTCTACGGGTTTCAAATCATGATGGAAAATATCCACAGTGAAACGTATTCTTTACTTATTGACACATATATCAAAGACAAACAAGAACAAAGTAAATTATTCAACGCAATTGATACTATACCCGCGGTAAAGAAAAAGGCCGAATGGGCATTGAAATATATTGAGAAAGGAACATTCACCGAAAGACTCATAGCGTTTGCTGCGGTGGAGGGTATTTTCTTTTCTGGCTCATTCTGTTCTATTTTTTGGCTTAAAAAACGTGGTTTAATGCCTGGTTTAACCTTTTCAAATGAGCTCATTTCGAGAGATGAAGGGATGCACTGTGATTTCGCTTGTCATTTATTTAATAACCACATTGAAAATAAGTTAAGTGAGAAAAAAATTAAAGACATTATATGTGGTGCATTAGAGATTGAAAAAGAATTTATATTAGAAGCACTACCCGTAAAACTAATTGGTATGAATTCAGATTTGATGAGCCAATATTTGGAATTTGTAACCGATAGGTTATTAATGTCATTAAATTGTTCAAAGGTTTATAATGTTGAAAACCCATTTGATTTTATGCAAAACATTGCTCTTCAAGGTAAGACTAATTTCTTTGAAAAAAGAGTTGCTGAGTATCAAAAAGCGGGTGTAAACAATAACGTTTCCATTGAAGACATGGATACATCATTTGACGATATAGATTTTTAATTAATTATGAAAGTAAAAAAGAGAGATGGCTCATTGGAAGAAATGAGATATGACAAAATCACCAGAAGAATTCAATATTTCTGTGATGATTTAAATTTAGAATACATCGACCCGACATTGGTAACACTTAAAGTTACTCAAGGTATTTATGACGGTATATCTACAACCGAGTTGGACACATTAGCTGCTGAGACTGCGGCTTCCATGGTAACAACACATTCAGATTATGCTAAATTAGCGGGTAGATTAGCCGTATCAAACTTACACAAAACAACACCTAAAAAGTTTTCCCAATGTATCAAGGAACTACACTCTTTTATTGAACCCAAAACAGGTAAAGAATCATCATTAATTTCGGATGAAGTTTATCAATTTGTAATTCAAAATAAAGAATCGTTAGACGGTGCAATTGTACAAGAAAGAGATTTTGATTTCGATTATTTTGGATTCAAAACTCTTGAACGTTCTTATCTTTTAAAGATTGGAAAAAGAATTGTAGAAAGACCCCAATACATGTACATGAGGGTCGCTGTTGGTATTTGTAATAATGATTTAGAAATGGCGTTAAGAATTTATGATGATTTATCTCAACATTTCTATACTCACGCAACACCAACTTTATTTAATGCGGGAACTCGTAGACCACAAATGTCATCTTGTTTCTTAATAGGTAATAAAGGTGATGATATTGATGGTTTATTCGACACAATTAAAGATGTTGCTAAGATTTCTAAATGGGCGGGAGGGGTTGGCCTTCACGTTCACGATGTTAGAGCAAAAGGTTCGTACATCAAGGGAACAGGTGGAGAATCCGATGGATTACTTCCGATGATGAAAACTTACAATGAAGTTGCAAGATGGATTAATCAAGGAGGGAAAAGAAAAGGTTCTTTTGCAATTTATCTTGAACCATGGCACTCGGATGTATTCGAATTTATTGATTTGAGAAAAAACCACGGTAAAGAAGAGATGAGAGCAAGAGATTTGTTCTTGGCTATGTGGATACCAAATTTGTTTATGAAAAGAGTTGAGGAAGACGGAGAATGGTCTCTGTTTTCACCTGACGAAGCGCCCGGTTTATCAGACACCTATGATGACCCATTTTCTTTTACTCAAGAGTTCACCGAACTTTATGAAAGATATGAAAAAGAAGGTAGAGCAAGAAAAGTTGTGAAAGCGAGAAAATTGATGGACGCGATTTTAACCGCTCAAATTGAAACAGGCACACCTTACATGTTATATAAGGATGCCGCCAATTACAAGTCAAACCAAAAGAATTTAGGTACTATTAAATCATCAAACTTATGTACTGAAATCATTGAATACTCAAGTCCGACAGAACAAGCGGTTTGTAATCTAGCATCAATTGCATTACCAAAATATATTATTAATAGAGAGTTTAATCACCAACTTCTTTACGAATATGTGTATCAGGTAGTAAAGAACCTAAACAACGTTATTGATTTGAATTTTTATCCAACAGAGGAGACAAAAAATTCAAATATGAAACATAGACCAGTTGGTTTAGGGGTTCAAGGTTTAGCGGATGTTTTTTGTGTGTTAAACTTACCTTTTGAAAGTGAAAGTGCCAACCAATTACAAGTAGAAATATTTGAAACAATTTATTTTGCGGCATTAGTATCATCAAAAGATTTGGCGGTCGAATACGGACACTATTCATCATTTCAAGGTTCACCTTTGTCTGAAGGCAAATTCCAATATGAATTGTGGGGTAAAACAGACAAAGATACAAGTGGAAGATGGGATTGGAAATCTTTGAGAAAGGAAATCGTAAAACACGGTGTTAGAAATTCTTTATTGGTTGCACCAATGCCAACAGCATCTACAGCACAAATTTTAGGTAATAATGAAGCGTTTGAACCATTTACATCAAACCTATACTCAAGAAGAACTTTGGGGGGCGAGTTCATTGTAATCAACAAACACTTAGTTAATGAATTACTTGAAAGGGGTTTGTGGTCAGACGAACTAAAGAAAAAATTAATTATGGAAAATGGTTCAGTTCAAAACATTCCTGAAATACCTGTTGATGTAAAAGAAGTTTACAAAACAGTTTGGGAAATGTCACAAAAACGAATCTTAACCATGGCAGCAAACAGGTCAATTTATATTGACCAATCACAGTCATTAAATTTATTTATTGACAATGCAAATAAAGCCAAAGTTTTGGCTGCACATCTATACGGATGGAAACTTGGATTAAAAACTGGTATGTACTATTTAAGAACCAGAGCCGCTGTTGACCCACTTAAAGGGTTAGGTATCGACACCACAACAGCAAAACCTACAGTCGAAACTAAAGAAGTGGAAAATACTTCATACAATCAACACAATCAGGGAGAAGAGAAAATGGTTGAAATGTCAACAACAAGACCAACTGATTCTCCTTTTGAGTGTGAGGGTTGTGGTTCATGACCGTAGGTGGCTCCCTTAATAGTTCGCGGCTGACCGCAAGCATCTACTGAGTTTGATTATACAGGGGGCGAAAAATCAAACACCATACACAAATCCCAACTTCGGTTGGGATTTTTTTATTTATATGTATTTCATGTTTGTTTATATTTATAGATATGGCGATTACGTATGGTATAGATTTTCCGTTTAGAATAAGTCCAAAAGGAGACTTTTTGGTTATGACAGAAACTCCTGAGAGAGAAATTCGTGCAAATCTTATTCATCTGTTATTAACAAGAAAAGGTTCTCGATACTACTTACCTGATTTTGGAACTAGATTGTTTGAATTTATTTTTGAACCAAACGACGCTGTAACATGGGGTCAGATAGAAGATGAAATAAGGACTGCGGTAAAATTATACATACCTAATTTAGAAATAAAATCAATTAGAGTCACACCCGCTGACCAAGACCCTGAAGAACCTATGAGCCCACAAGAAGATGAGGACTCAAGATTATTTAGAGTGTCTGATTATTCAACAAAACCTTACACGGCTAAGGTTAGAATTGATTATGATATAAATAACGAACCTTTTGTTTCTTCCGATTTTATAATTATTAACATATAACATGGCAAAAAAAATATCATACGCTGTCAGAGATTTCGCTAGTTTAAGGCAGGAGTTAGTTAATCTAACAAGAGAGTATTACCCTGATTTAATTAAAAATACTAATGACGCATCAATATATTCTGTTTTATTAGATTTAAACGCTGCGGTTACAGATAATTTACATTATCATATAGATAGAGTTTGGCAAGAAACAATGTTAGACTTTGCACAACAAAGACAATCATTGTATCATATTGCTAAAACATATGGTATGAGAATACCAGGTAACAGGCCGTCAGTTGCGTTGTGTGATTTTACTATTCAGGTACCTGTAAGAGGTGATAAAGAA